AGCCGGTTCTCGAAGGGAAGCCCCTTTACATCAAGGAAGCTCCTCCCTCGATGCGTCTGATCAAGCCGCACCCGAACTTCCGCTTCATCGCGACCGGTAACACCAACGGCAGCGGTGACGATACCGGCCTCTACGCCGGCACGAACATCGGTAACGCCGCATCCTACTCGCGCTTCGGTGTGACCATCCAGGTTCACTACCCGCCCGCGAAGACCGAAACGGCGATGCTGATCACCCGCCTGTCGTTGACGCCTGACATCGCCGACAAGCTGGTCGATTTCGCGAACCGCATCCGCGAAATGTACCGCAGCGGCGAGATCTCACTTCCGATCTCGCCTCGCGAGCTCATCCGCGCTGCGACCATCGGCATGGTCAAGGGCGGGATGTTCCGCAAGGGCATCGAACTCGCCTACTCGAACCGCCTCGATCCTACTCAGGGTGAGAGCGTCAGCCAGACGGCACAACGCATCTTCGGATAATAGTTGCTCAGTCGACCTTGGTCGACACCTCCAACCTAGGGGCAGGCCGGTACGCCTGCCCCATTTTTTCTTTGACGTAACTGTCATTTGGTGTAGAACAACACACATGCACGCACCGGGTTGTTTTGGATCAGCGCTCGCCTTTGACGAAGCGTCAGCTGCCTGCCAGGCTTGTCCGGCGAAGGCTGACTGTGCCCCGAAGGCAACCAAGCATCGCGCCTCGATCCTCACCACGCTCAAGAAATTCTCCGATGGCAAGGGCGGCACCCTTGCGCATCAGTGGCTCACGCCAGCCGAAAAGCGGATGATCTCCAAGAGGAAGAAGCAAGCCGCAACCTCGAGCGTGCGGAAGCTCATTCTCGACTCTCTAAAGGTTAGACCGTGCACCGTTCAAGATTTAGTGAGAACTGTTCAACAGTCTCTTGCCTACTCTGACGCAAGCGCTGTGCGCGTTACGCAAAAAGAGATCAAAGATCTTCGAAATGAGCGAGCGCTCAAAGACAACTCCCCATCAAGGATGATCGAACTGGTATGACGTACTACCCACTCCTCTCGGTTCGTACAGACTTCTCCCTTGGGGAGTCGACCATCGGCGTCAGTGACTTGGACGAGATCTCTGAAATCTCCCAAACTGACGTCGTTGGGGTTGTCGACACGATGTCGGTCTCCTCTCTGGTCGAGGCAACCAAGACCCTCTCCAAGAGCGGCAAGCGAGTGCTGACCGGCGTGCGCGTCCGCGTCATCATGCAGCCGGGCAAGGAAGAGACCGCCGCCTACCTCAAGCTGTACCCCATCAACGAAGCCGGCATCCAGTCGATCTATCGAGTCCTGACCCGCGCGTTCACGGATGATCGCTTCTACTACGTGCCCCGCGTCACCTGGAGCGACCTCGACGAATTGCTCGCAGACGACTGCGTTGCCATCAGCACTGGTGACGCTGACAGCGTCATGCAGCGCGAGGATATGCGCGACGCGCTCAGCGACCTATGCGCTAAGGTTCGCTTCGCAGCGCGCTTCTACGAGCTCGTGGCCAGCGACACGCCTTACTATTCTCGACAGAACAAGATCGCGATCGAGTGGGGATTGCTCAACTCGGCCTTCGGCGGCAACCACGTATGGGAGCCTCTTGTCGTCATGCCGACCATGTGGATGGGCGACGACAGCCACACCTACTCGATCTCGGCCAGCATCATCGAGAAGCGACCCTACGAAGACTATCTGCGGCCGGCGCCCGAGTACCGCCCGCACTCCGCTGCGGAGATGGCGAACGTCATGGTCGCTGCCAGCGCCGCGGTGAACGGCCGCTACTCGGTGAACTACGGGAAGCAGTTCGTCGACGGCATGAAGAACCAGGCGCGTCTCGTCGAGGTGTGCGCCTACAAGTGGACTAAGCAGGAGCCCTCGCTGCCAATCGTCGCTGCCGACCCCGACAAGGCGCTGACGGACCTCTGCAAGGCCGGGTGGAGCGAGCGGTTCAAGACTCAGGTGTTCGCCCACCAGCCTGACGCCGCGACACTCGCCAAGGAATACCTTCCGCGCCTGCAGTTCGAATTGGAGACGCTCAAGCGGCTCGGCTTCGCGCAATACTTCCTCATCGTCGCCGACCTCGTGCGTTGGGCGAAAAAGGAAGGCATCTACGTCGGCCCTGGACGCGGCTCGGTCGGCGGTTCGCTGGTCGCCTATCTGACGGGCATCACCGACGTCGATCCGATCCGCTTCGCCCTTCTGTTCGAACGGTTCATCAACCCTGACCGCCTCGACCTTCCCGACGCCGATCTTGACTTCATGTCGACGCGTCGCGGCGAAGTGGTGAAGTACCTCGAAGCCAAGTGGGGCGCCGAGAACGTCGCGGGCATCGTCAACTACAACACCCTTGGCGCGCGCTCCGCGATCAAGGACGTCGGCCGCATCCTCAACCTGACGCCAGCCGATATGAACGCCACGAAGTTCATCGGCGATAACCACGGCGTTTCCGAGAGCCTCGAACAGGCCCATGCCATCTCGTTCGAGATCCAGGAGTTCGCGCGCCAGCATCCGAAGGTATGGGGTCACGCCACCAAGCTCGAGGGCAAGATGCGCTCCTATGGTACGCACGCCGCCGGCGTCGTGGTCGCGGGCATTCCCCTCACCGATCGAGCCGTCGTAGAGCAGCGCACGTCGCCTGGCTCCGGCCGGACACGCGTGATCAACTGGGACAAGCGCGTCAGCGAGGAGCAGGGGCTGATCAAGCTCGACGTCCTCGGCCTGTCCACGCTCGACATGTTCGACCAAGCGATCAAGCAAATCTGGAAACGCCACACCAAGCGCATCGACATCAACGCGATCGCCCTCGACGACCCCAAGGCTATCGCGATCTTCAATGAAGCGCGAACGCAGGGTATTTTCCAGTTCGAGGGCGGCTCGGTTCGACGGCTGCTCAAGGACATGGCCAAGGCCAAGCCCGTCGACTTCGAGGATCTCGTCGCGCTCAACGCGCTTAACCGCCCTGGTCCGCTCGATGCCGGCCTCGCAGAGAGCTACATCAAGCGGCGAGCCGGCCAGGAGGCAGTGACCTACCCACACCCCGTCCTCGAGCCGGTGCTGAAGCCAACCTTCGGTGTCATCACCTATCAGGAACAGGTCATGCAGGTGTCCCGCGTCCTGAGCGGATTTACGCCAGGTGAAGCGGACACGCTGCGCAAGATCATGGGTAAGAAGCTGCCCGCGGAGATGGCCAAGCAGCGTGACAAGTTCGTGGACGGCGCCGTCAACACGTCAGGTATGGATCGCCAAGCAGCCGACAACCTCTTCACGATGATCGAGGGCTTCGCCGGCTACGCGTTCAACCGATCGCACGCCGTCGAGTACACGCTGATCTCTTTCCAGGCAGCATGGCTGAAGGCGCATTACACCGTGGAATTCTACTGCGCGCAGATGGGCACCACGAGCGACGACAAGCTATCCATTCTCGTGAAGAAGGCTGCGCAGGAGGGCATTCGCGTCATTCCGCCAGACGTCAACGTCTCGACGGGTGATTTCGAACCGCTCAACGACAACATCATCATCGCCCCGCTGACCGCTGTGTCGCATATCAGCGAGAATGGTGCGCGGGCGATCGTCGCAGCGCGTACCAGTGCGCAACCGGTCATCACCGACAAGACGACCGGCCGCGGGAGCAAGAAGGTCACGGTGTCGACTTCGTGGGGGCCAGGGCGCTTCGTCAGTCTCGACGACTTCCGGGCTCGCGTCGCGGGTAAAGCGGTCAATGCTCGGGCAATTGATCACTTGCAGCGGGTGGGGGCGTTCGCCCAAGTCATCGCAGGCGAGCTACCCTCGACCCACCCGAAGCGGCAGAAGGATCAGATCGAGCTCATGCCGGCGCTGGCCGACCAGGGCGTCGTAGCCGACCGTGACATCCCCTTGGACGATACGGTCGCGGACTTCATCATCGACAACGAGGCTCAGCTGACGGACGAGCTCGGCCCTGGCGCCGTTCACGCCCATCTTGGGCGAGACCCCAAGATGATGGTCATCCTCGACGCGCCCTTCAACGACTACCAGAAGCTTCCTGAGCAATTCAGCTATCAGGAATATGTCGCGCCTTCGCTCAAGGAAGCGGGGCTCTCCATCGACGACGCTATCTGGTCTTGGGTCATCCGGCGACCCCTCAAAAAGGGCGAGCGCGAAGCCCCCGAGGAAGAAACCGCCGCATCGATCAAGTACCTCCAGAAGGAGATCGCCATCATGCGGCCGCCGGTCATCGTCCTCCTGGGCGGCACGGCGGTAAAGAGCTTCTTCCCCGACATGAAGCGTCCGAACGACAACATCGGACACAAGGCGTTCAGCTCGAACCTCGACGCCACGGTGATCGTTGGCTTCAAGCCAACGCAAATCTACTTCGACGCCACAAAGGCCGAGAAGCTGACTGAGATTTTTTCAGCAGCGGCTGAATTGATCAAAGACCCAGCTTGACTAGAAAAGGTGCGTGCGTTACCACACACATGCAGACAGGGACACACCAATGCAGCTTGTAGAATTCATTGACGTCGACATCTTCGAACAGGAGATCAACGAGGAGCTGGTCGACTTGAACGACGCCATGCGTCGCCTCCCCGAACGCGCAGCCTTCTACGCCCTCCGCGCAGCCAAGGCGCGCACCCAAGCGAGCAAGGTCGACAACCTTGTGAAGGCGATCGAAGCGAAGCTCAAGACGATCCACCGCAAGAAGCTGACCGACGCCGCCACCGCCCTCGCTGACGAGGAAGGCGGAAAGCCCGAGCGCATCACCGCCGACATGGTGAATTCAGCCGTTTTCTCCGATCCCAACATGCTCAAGTACCTGGATATCCAGCTGCAGTCGGACGAGATCAAGAACGTCTGCATGGTGGCTTCGGATGCCTTCCGCACGCGCCGCGAGATGCTCAAGTCACTCGGCCACCTTTCCATCGAGCAGATGCGCGCCACCGGGCGCCCCGATCAGGGGCGTGACGAGGCGATCGCCAAATACAAGGAGCGACGTGCAGCCCGCGGCGGCGGCACCATGGTTGGTCAAGAAGCCAACTCGTCGGCTGGATAAGCCACTTCAATTTCAACCGCAATGTGTTAATACCAACACACACTCTAAAGGAGAATTGTTTCATGGGTGCTATGACTTCACGCGAGCGAGTTCTGGCCACTCGAGCCGGTATCGCAGCCAACCGGCAGCGGGGTCTCAAGACCTACAAGTTCCCGGCCGGCACCACCCTCTTCCGCATCCTGCCGACTTCGGCGTCGCCGGGTGAGCCGTTCGAGCGCAAGTACGGCATGAACCACCTGAAGACGTTCGACGGCAAGGGCTACCTGGGCGTCGTCGACCGCTCGATCACCTACGACGAGCCGAGCGATCCGGTTCGCGATCTCATCTGGGACGCCTGGCGTCAGGCGCCGGACGATGACACGAAGAAGCACTACAAGGACATGGTCGGCGGAGCCCGCTACCTGTTCAACGCGCTGATCCTCAGTCACCCGAAGGAGCAGAGCCCCGAGGAACCTGTGCTGATCGAAGTCAGCGAGACGGCGTTCGACAGCATCATGACCCAGTTCCTCATCTGGTCGGAAGAAGATCCCGAATATGATCTGGCCGCGCTCGACACCGGCCATGTCTTCTCGGTCGAGAAGACCGGTCAGGGCATGGACACCCGGTACACGTTCAACGCGACGCCGAAGAAGGCTCCGCTCGACGCCAAGATCCTCGACAAGGTCATCGATATCGATGCCTGGATCAAGAACAAGGAAGACGAGGGCAATCAGAAGGCGCTCGCGTTCCTGGGTCAGATCAACGGTTCGATCGGCATCACCACCTCGACGCCGGCGCAGCTGACCGCGGCCAATGTCACCAGTGGCGCTTCGACCGCCGCCGCGGCCAGTCAGCCCAACGTCAGCGCCGCTGCGGTGACCACCGCGATCGAGCCTGACGAGCCGGAAGTCGAGGATGCCGTCGTCGAGGAGCTCGCCGCGGAAATCGTCGCCGAGACCCCGGCCGCCGCCGCGGTTGAAACCCCTGCAGCAGCCGCTCCTGCGGCTGACGCTGCCGGGATCGAAGACATCGACGCGATCCTCGCGTCGCTGGGCTGACCGAAGGTGCCGTCGCGTGACAGCCGCGCGACGGTGAATGCGACTTAGGTCGCAAATAACGACGGGGAGGCTGGTGCATTCGCAACCCTCCCCGTCGATTTGGCCAGGGTAGCTCAAGAGTGAGCAGCGGACAGATAAACCGCGCGCGCAGGTTCCACCCCTGCCCCTGGCCTCCATTTTCAAGGAATTTACATGACGTGGCGCACCTACATCGACGGCAACTCTGTGGGGCACGCCGCCAGTCATGGCGCCGGTAAGCAGAAGAAGCTCTACGCCGGCGACCAAGAGACGACCGCCATCTACGGCATGCTCAAGTCGATGCAGAAGATCATGCGCGAACGCGCCGCCTCCCTCCCCGTCGTTCTCTGGGATGGTCGAAGCTGGCGCTTCGAGCGCTTCCCCGAATACAAGGCCAACCGCACCGACGACGCGCAGAAGCTCAAGGATCGCGCGGCCTACAAGTCGCAGCGCCCTGCGATGTTCAAGGGCCTGCATCTCCTCGGTGTGCGCCAACTAATCGCCGGCAACATGGAAGCGGACGATCTCGCCGCACTCGTGACCAAGCGCGCACTCGCCAATGGCGACAACGTCGCACTCATCACCGGCGACCAGGACTGGATTCAGCTGGTAGAGCCGGGCGTCGTGTGGGTCGACCACAAGACCAAGCCCGAGCGCAAGGTCAATGCCTCGAACTTCAAGGATTTCACCGGCTTCAATTCGCCGAAAGCATTCGTCCAGGGCAAGGGTCTCGCTGGCGATGCCGGTGACAACGTCAAACCCACGACGGGCGTTGGCAAGGACACTGCGCCGCTGCTCCTTGAGACGTTCGGCGATGTAGAGACGTTCCTCGCAACCCCACTCGACGAAGCTAAGGATCGCTACTTCCTGATGCACGGCAAGCGGATGCCGCCCAAGTGCGCGAAGTTCCATTCCGACCCGGAGGCGCAGGCTCGCTACGACTGGGCGCTTGGTCTCATGGATCTCAACCACCCCTCGATCCCGCGGCCGATGAGACTCACCGCAACGCACCAGCCCCTCGATCGCGCAGCCTTCGAGAGCTTCTGCCAGCAATACTCGTTCGGCTCGATCCTCGCACAGATGGACACCTTCCTGGTTCCGTTCCTCGCAAATGAAAAGGAGTATGCAAATTGAGTATCTCGGATAGGCTCGCTGGGGCGTTGGCGAAGGGCGGCGTCGCCAGCGACAAGATCAAGGACGTCGGCTGCTATTTGTCGACCGGCATCCCCAATGTCGATCGTGCGATCAGCGGCAAGTATCGCGGCGGCGGCTTCAAGTCGTCGCGCATCGTTGAGATCGCCGGCCCCGCCTCAGTCGGCAAGACGCTGATCGCGCAGCACGTCATCAAGGAAGCTCAGGCGGCTGGAGGCGCCGGCGCTTTCCACGATCACGAGCGCACCTTCGAGGAGTATCTGTTCGAGCAGTTCGGGGGCAGCATCGAGCCTGGCATCTGGACCTACAAGCGTCCGCGCAGCCTCGAAGAGAGCTTCGACAAGGCGATCGACTGGATGCGCCTCATTCGCGGCGCTGATGTGATCCCGTTCGAGGCCCCTTTGGTCTGCGTCTTCGACTCTGCCGCAGCGATGGTGCCTGCCGCCATGCTCGAACGCGACATGTCGCAGGGCCGCAACATGCGCGACAAGCTCAGCCAGGCGACCGCGTTCAGCCAGGAACTGCCGTCGTTCAACACCTTCATCGAGGAAAACAACATCCTCGCCATCTTCCTCAACCAGATCCGAAAAGACCCCACTGTCACGCATGGCGACCCACGCAAGACGCCGGGCGGCGACGCAATGTTGTTCTACGACGCCGTGAAGATCTACCTCGGCCGCTCGCTCGACAAGGACAATAAGGAGGACAAGAAAGAGGTTACCGGCCAGACGGTGCGGCTCGAGACGGTCAAGAACAAGACCTATCGCCCGTTTCAGAAGACGGAATTCAAGTTCAAGTTCAACGAGGACGGCACCGGCTACATCGACGTCGTGGACACGATGCTCGATCACCTCCGCGACATCGGCAAGATCGAGACCAGCGGCGCCTATCTCGTGTGGGAGGGCAAGAAGCTCTACCAGAGCGTCCTGCTCCCGCAGATCGCAAACGAACCCGGCATCATCGATCGCCTGATCGACATGGCAGAAGCTTGATGATCACCGCCGTACTCAAGAACGCCACGATCCTCGACGTCGGCGAGCTCAAGATCGCCCGCGGCGCTATCTTCGGCGACGTCGCCCGTCGTTTCGAAGACGGGGAGTTCATCCGTACCAGCGCGATCGTCGAAGGGCCAGACGCTGACGGGGTCATCAAGACCCGCAACAGCACTTACAAACTGGAGATGGCTGATGTCTGATCTCGCTTCCCTCCCGCTCTATGTGCTGCTTCCGCTCCTTGCGGTCGCAGCCTTCATCCAGAACATGGCGTTCACCGCGGTCAGCCGCTCGCGCAATAGCGCCGACGTCAACTACCACCGGCGATGCTCCTGGGCTTCGAACGCAGTGTGGTTCACCATCCAGGTCGGCCTCTTCGGCGTGCTGTTCTCGGCGCTCACGTCGGGGTCGTTCCTCAAGGTCGCTCTGGTCGGCCTCGTCTACGTCTTCGCGACGACCGAGGGCAGCTGCTTCATGATGGGGCGGATGCTCAAGCGCGAGACTGGCAAGCGCCAGGTGGGCGCTCGCTAAGCCTGCAATAAGCCATGCGACACGTTGCTTCGCACCTGCTAGTAAGGTGCGAAGCAACACACATTAGGACTTATGCAATGCCGAAATACGAAGTCGTCATCCCTCTCAAGATGGTTCTCGAAGTCGAGGCGGAAAACGAACAGGCGGCTCGCGACGACGCCGCGGAATGGGTTCGCTGGGTCGACCCGACCGACGAGCAGTTCGACGACTTCAAGGAAGATCGTGTTACCGGCGTTCTCGGCTCGGGCGATCTTGATTTCAACGGCAAGCTCGAAGTGGAGGAACTTCTGGATGACTGATCAACCGAAGTTCGGCGAAGTCCGTAAAGCGCGCCTGCTGGTTCCGCTCAGTCACACCAACCGTCATTGTCACCCGACGACCAAGATGTACGCTATCGGCGACGAGATAGAGGTACGGTGGCTTCACAACTGGCGCATGACAGATGGATTGCGCGGCCTGGGCGGCGGCTTCGAGGGCAAGGATTTCGAGTTCGTATGATCGACACCGACACCCGCCAGTTGCGCCTCACAAGCGACGGTTTCGTCGCCGGCGCTGGCAAGAAGGTTTGCGACCACTGCGGCTTCATCGCCGCCTGCCCAATCAGCGGCAGGCAGGTATCATGCTTCGACTTCCTCCCCACCCTGCCCTTCACCGACGAAACGGGCATGAGCGCCGTCTTTAACACCGTGCGCATCGGGAAAGCCTGGCCGAAACGCCTCAACGACCGCGACCACATCGCCCTCTACAACCCCAAGACGGCGATCATCTTCGGGCACGCAACCGTGTTGCAGATGTTCACTGGATCAATCCGCTCGATCCTCGCCAACCACGCCCACGCCAACCACCTCATGCTCGACAAGGAACCAGGTGATGCCGCCGAGCTCCTCTTCAAATGGCAGCGACAAAACTATGGACCGCGCATCGTCCACGAAGATGCGTCCCTTACCGCAATTTACCTTCTCCGCGACCGCAAGCCGCCTGCTGCGCCCGATCTCACACGGTAAGAAGCGGATCGGCTTGCTCAAGGTCGCTCATGGCGTCCAGGGCAAGATCCTCGCCAGCGAGAGCGAGAAGCGCTTCATAGTCGTCGAGCAGAAGGGTAAGGATCTGTGGCGCGGTCGACACAAGTCGCTCGATGAAGCGATCAAGGCAGGCGAAGCGTCTGTCGGCGTTGACCGCACCCTCCTCCAACGCGCCCGGAAATACGATGTCGAGAACGTCGTCGTCTTCGTGGAAGAGCTACGGCGTATCTACGTCGCGCCGCTCGAACTCTACTTCGACGACGAGAAGAGCTCCGGCCGCACTAGCTGGCGGGGTCGCCCGCTTCGACTGATTGGGTTCGAAAATCTTTTGCACCACTACGTCGGTCCCGACTTGCAACGCAAACGAAAGCGCGCTAGTTAGTGTGCGTCAACACACACAATGAGTCTTTGCGATGAACCTGATGAACAAAGCCGAAAAGCGCATCAGGCACATCGAACGTGCAGCGCTGATCGCCGTCTACGGCCTCTTCGTATTGTTCTTCGTCTCTGGGCTCAAAATCATCATCTACCTCGAAAAGAGGGCAACAGGAGAATGTCATGGCTCGCTTGCCGAACACCGCAACGAAGGAAGAACGCCGCGAAGTGCACAAGGCGAAGATCGCGGGCAAGCGCTATGATCAGGCGCGTCTCGTGCAGTCCTTCGAAGCCACCGGCGGCATGACCCCGGCGATGCAGCGCGAACTCCAGATCGAATACGTCAAGCGCGATCGCGCCAACCGTCGTCGGCTGCTTCGCGCTCTGGTTGCCGCCGGAGCCAATCTCCAGAGCGGAGATGTCGTTTCTCTCACCACGGAAGATCCCGCCTGATGCAGCCCTACGCTATTGTTTCAGATATTCACGCACACGGATGGAAGCGGTTCTCCAAGACGCTCGCCAACGGCGTCAACAGCCGGCTGCAGACGATCCTCGATGAATTGATCCGCGCCGCCGAGACCGTGAAAGCGAGTGGTGGGGACCGCTTGCGTGTCGCAGGCGACCTCTTCCACATCCGCGGCAAGATCGAGCCCTCGGTTTTCAATCCGACCTACGACACCTTCCGTCACATCACCGTCGTGCTGGGGATCAAGGTCGATATCATCCCCGGCAACCACGATCTCGAAGGCGCTCACGCTGACCGCCTGGGCAACGCTATGCAGCAGCTCGACCAGCTGCCCGGCGTGACCGTCATCATGGAGGCGAACGCATCCAGCGACAACGTGATCATGATCCCCTGGATCGAGGATCTCGACGAGCTCCGCGCCGAATGCATCAAGCAGTCGCACCCCGATCACGATCTGATCATCCATGCGCCACTCAACGGCGTGATCAAGGGTCTTCCTGACCTGGGCCTCGATCCCGTCGAGATCGCCGCCTGGGGCTATAAGCGCGTGTTCGTCGGCCACTACCACAATCACTGTGAGCCGACCCCCGGCATCTTCTCGGTGGGGGCAACGACGCATCAGACCTGGAGCGACGTCAACACCACCGCCGGCTTCCTCATCATTCATGAGGACCGCGTCGAGCATCACCCGAGCCATGCGCCGTCGTTCGTCAACATCGACGATCCGTCCGAAATCACCCGCGCGAACGTCAAGGGCAACTATGTCCGTCTGCGCCTGAAGGACGCCGACCACGCCGATCTTGAAATGATCAAGAAGGAGCTCGACGCACAGGGCGCGCTCGATTGGGTTGACCACTCGTCCAAGAAGCGCACCGTCGTCCGCGGCGTCACGTCGTCCTGCAACAACGTCTCGCTCGAAGTGTCCGTCACCAACTACGTGGACGACCACCTCGAAGTCGGCACGCTCGACAAGGCGCGCATCCAGAAGGACGCCCTGTCGGTGCTGGCCGAAGCGCGAACGGTGGGCGACGACTGATGTTCACCGCCGAACACCTCACCCGAGCCTTCGAATATCTGGTGAAGCTGCGCGACAGCGGCGGAACCAACATGTGGGCCGCCCCTGAATTCATGGCACGCGAGCTTCGAATGGATCTCGCAGAAGCCAAAGATGCCTTCTTCCTCTGGCAGGACGTCGTCGATGACACCCTGTCGATCGAGGAACAGGTCAAACTCGCATTGGAGAGAGCCTCGTGAAGTTCACCGAAATCGAGATCAACAACTTCCTCGCCATCGGCGAAGCGAAGTTCAGCATGGACGCGCTCGGCCTGGTCCACATCGCCGGCCAGAACGAGGACGAGACCAGCGCCGACAGCAACGGATCGGGCAAGAGCTCCGTCGCCGACGCGATCAGCTGGTGCCTCTGGGGCACGACCGCCCGCGGCATCACCGGCGATGACGTCGTCAACACGGTGACGGGCAAGAACTGCTCCGTCATCCTGACGATCGAGGACGAAAGCGAAACCTATCAGATCCGACGCTACCGCAAGGCGGCGAAGCACAAGAACCAGCTGCACCTGTTCCGCCTGGACGGCTCCTTCGGATGGCAAGACATCACCAAGGGCACCAACAGCCTGACCCAGCGCCAGGTCGAGCGACTCCTCGGCGTGTCCGAGGAGGTGTTCAACGCCGCGGTCTACTTCGGCCAGGAGTCCATCCCCGACATCCCGCGGATGACCGACAAGCAGCTCAAGACTCTCGTCGAACAGGCTGCGGGCGTCGATGTGCTGACCAACGCATACGACATTGCCAAGCAACGTCACCGGGAGACGTCAGAGAAGCGCGCTGCTGCACAAATCAACCTCGACGCGGTGACACAGCGTCACGCTGACGGCCTTGCTGCACTGACGCGCATGAGCGACGAAAAGAGCACTTGGGATACCGACCACAAGGTCAAGGTCGACAACCTCAAGTTGCGCACCACAAACGCGGTCGCAGCGTTCAAGAAGGCTGAAGGTGAGATCGACGTCAAAGGTGAAGGCGACGTCGCGCAATCCATTAAGGACTGCGAAGACAAGATCGCCTCCGTCAACGACGAGCGTACCCGCGAGAGCCTGCTCGCGGACGACCTGGCGGTCGCCGAGAAGAATCTGTCCAACGCAACCGCCGGCGTGACGATCGCCGAACGACATGCGAAGACCCAGGCTGTGGAGGTCACGCGCCTCAAGGCCGAGGTGGACAAGGTAAAGAACAACGACGTCGGCGACTGCCGCGCGTGTGGCAGGCAGTACGACCCTTCCCACAAGGACGAACTCATCGCCCACGTCGAGACTGAGCTCGAGGCGGCGTCAAACAACCTGCGCAAGTCGGCCAGCGATCTCGCGACGGTCAAATCGAAGCTCGGCGTGGCACAGCAGCTGCGCGACAAAGCCAGCGAAGCGCTGACCGCCTACCGCAGCGGGATGACCGACGTCTCGGCCGAAGCCGACCGCGTCAAGAACCTCCGGCGGGAGCAGATGGTGTTCACCAACTTCCGCGCCGAGGTCGACCGCCTCAAGGTCGCGGCACAAAACCTGGGCACTGAATGGAAGCGCGAGGCGTCAGCGACCAACCCGTTCCTGAAGCTCATCGACGAAGCCGACGCCAAGCTTCTTGAACTCGCCAAGCAACTCCAACAGGCGGTCACGCTGCGCGATGCCACGCTGACAGAGGCTCAGTACGCTCAAGCCGTGGTCGACGTGTTCGCCCCTGCGGGCGTGCGTGCACACCGCCTCGACGAAGCGACGCCGTTCCTCAACGATCGCACGGCGCACTACCTGGGTTCGCTCGCAGACGGTGCGATCGACGCCTTCTGGACGACCGTAACCGAGACCAAGTCCAAGGACCGCATGGTCGAGCGCTTCTCCGTCACGGTCGAGAAGGCGGGTAGCGCACCGACGTTCAACGCCCTCTCCGGCGGTGAGAAGCGGAAGGTCCGTCTCGCCTGCGCCCTTGCGCTCCAGGATCTTGTTGCGACCCGAGCCTCGAAATCGATCGAGCTTTGGATCGGTGACGAAATCGACGACGCACTCGACGACGCCGGACTCGAGCGACTGATGGGTGTTCTCGAAGAGAAGGCCCGCGACCGGGGCACCGTCCTGGTCATCTCCCACAACGACATCGGCGACTACGCGCGGCGCACCATGACGGTGACGAAGCGAGCCGGCAAAGCAGAGGTAGCAATCAAGTAATGGCCGTTAAACTCACAGCTACGCCGGTTGACCCGGCTGTTATCGAACGCGCGAGCAAGACCGCTGAAGCCGCCCAGATGGTCGAGCTCGCCGGCTTCTTCCAGCGCGCCGGCGCCCATGGTCCGTTCACGGTTGAGATCCCGCTGCACTGCCCCGTTCTGGTCGAAGGCAAGGAAGGCTATCGCCGGATGCCGATCCCGGCCGGCACGAAGATCAACCCGCTGATGATCTACCTCGGCAAGAAGCAAGGGCTGATCTTCCGGTTCAGCCTGGTCGGCGAGTTCAAGCGCGACGGCAAGACCGTCCAGGCTCTCGAGATCGGCTGGCACGACATCACCGGCAGCGTGCCCGAGTTCGAAGCGCGCCTGGGCACCTACTACGGCGAAGACGCAACGAAGCACGTCTGGTCGATCGACGAGGCGGTGCGTCATGCGATCGACAAGAACCCCTCGATGCACGGCATCCTTAGCGAGGGGTTCAAGAAGGCGCAGGAAGCTGCTCGCGAGAACGCCAACAGCGCCGGCCTGGAGGACAACCCCATCTTCGGGCAGTTCTAACCGTGGGGTTGTATGTCAGCCCCCATGATGTAGTCGAGCTTCGTGAGGAGCGCTTCAATAACGGCATCCACAACGTCTACTTTGAGTTTCAAGGCGCAGAGTATCGGCTTCTTCAACAAGGCTGGCAGTCTTTCGAAGATCAAGAGCAGACCACGATCAAGCGCCAGGAGCCAATCAGCAGCGCCGATTACAATCGCCAGATGCGCGATTGGAAGGTCGACCCATTCCGACATGGCGTGACCGTCGCTGGTACTCTGACGCCGATGGCCGCCGCTGTGATCATCCGTCTCGCAAAGAGCGAATACACCCGCGGTCGCGGCGACGGATACCAACATGCAAAGCAAGAGCTCCGCGAGTGGCTCAATCAATAGGAAATTCAATGACAATCCGCATCCTGGGGCTTGATCCGAGCCTCACGCACACCGGCTGGTCGGTGGCCGAAGTCTGCCCCATCAAGCGCGAAATCCTCGACATCATCGACGCGGGCACGATCATCACCGCACCGACGAAGAACAAGCAGGTCAGGGCGTCGTCTGACGCGCTCTTTCGCGCTCGTACAGTGAAGGGCGAGCTATACAGCATCATCGACCAGCACAGCGTCAAGCTTGCGTGCTCAGAGATCCCCAGCGGGGCGCAGAGCGCGAAAGCCCTTTACGCTTTCGGGATCGTCGTCGGTCTGGTCGCCAGTCTCCCTGTCCCCGTTCTCGAAGTCACCCCGCGCGAGGTGAAGCTCGCGACCGTTGGCAAGCTCACCGCCGACAAGGAAGACATGGTGCGATGGGCGGTCGACCTGACCTACCGGGTCGGCGGTACGAAACTCTGGGAGACCGGCCGCAAGAACGACTGGGAAATCGAAATCTGCAGCAAGCATGTCCTCAAGGCTGAGGAGCACAAAGCAGACTCGATGTGCGGCATCCAGGCGGCGATCTCCAGCGAACAGTTCCGCCAGCTTGCGGGGATGATGGCGGCAGTTATTTAATCTGAGCGCATGCTAGACAACACACATGCAGCCCTGATAGAATTACCCCTCATCATCGCATTGGAGCCCATTGTGTCAAATTCCATCGTTTGGGGAGGCTGGATCGCCGTCAGCCCCTATAATTACGCCATCCCTGCCGGCACGCCCACCCAGCGTCTGAGCAAGTCGGGTTTCTTCGGCCGACTGTTCGGCAAGTCGCAGGAAATCCTCCAGGCCGACGAGCCCAACGGCACGCCCTTTCACCTTAGCATCGTGACCTCGAAGGTCGCCGCGGTTCGCTTCCCCGAAGATAGCGAAGCCTACGCACGCCTCCGCGAAGCGCTGCAGCGCCGCTGATTACCGTGGGCGCTTCGGCGCCCACACCCCCAACATTCTAGGAGTTCTTAATGACCGCAGTCGACCCGGCGTCGTTCGCGGGTGCATCAATGCGCCCATATACCTATTCCCAAGACGGTCGCAGCGTGACCATCCAGATCGACGACAGCCGTGATGCGTTGCTGACCGACTTCGGCAAGCAGACCCTCGACGACCGTTATCTCGTGCCTGGCGAGCGATATCAGGATCTCTTCGCCCGCGTCGCCTGCTCCAACTCCGACGAGATCACCTGGGGTCTGGAGAACGGCCACGCGCAGCGCGCCTACGACGCGATCAGCCGTCTGTGGTTCATGCCGGCGACGCCCGTCCTCACCAACTCCGGCCTCGATCGCGGCCTTCCGATCAGCTGCTTCCTCAACTCGGTCGGGGACTCCATGGAGTCGATCCTGGAAGCGGTGCAGGAGAACGGCTGGCTCGCATGTCGCGGCGGCGGCATCGGCACATACTGGGGTGACGTGCGAGAGATCGGCGACGGCATTCAAGGTTCGCTGACCGGCACCACCAGCGGTATCATCCCGTTCATCCACTGGCAGAACGCGCAGACGCTCGCGATCAGCCAGGGTTCGCTGCGCCGCGGCTCCGCTGCCGTCTACCTCGACGATCGCCACCCCGAGCTCGAAGAGTTCCTCGAACTACGCCGGCCGAGTTCGGGCGGTGACCCTCGCCGCAAGGCTCTCGATCTGCACCACGGCATCACAGTCAGCGACGCCTTCATGGAAGCTGCGCTCTCCGATGATCCGGCCGCGCGTCAATGGGATCTGATCGGACCCAAGAGCGGCAAAGTCGTCAAGACTGTCGACGCCCGCGAGATCTTCATCAAGATCCTGATCACGCGCCTCGAGACCGGCGAGCCATACATCGTCTTCTCGGACAACGTGAAGAAGGCTCTGCCCAAGATCTACAAGGCTCTCGGCCTGACCGTGAAGCAGTCCAATCTCTGCTCGGAGATTACGCTGCACACCGGCCTCGACTACAACGACGAGTGGCGAACCGCGGTGTGCTGCCTGTCCTCGCTCAACGCCGAGACCAGCGACGAATGGTACGATAACGCCGAGTTCATCGAAGACGTCCTGCGCTTCGTGGACAACGTCCTCGAAACCTTCATCCGCAAGACCGAGGGCGTGCCCGGCTTCGAGCGCGCGCGATACGCCGCCAAACAGGAGCGTTCGGTCGGTATCGGAATGATGGGCTTCCACAGCTTCCTTCAGAGCAAGGATCTGCCGTACGAGGGCAAGCACGCGCAGGCGATCAACAACAAGCTCTGGCAGTGGCTGTCGCAAGTTGCGTCGATCGCCAACACCCAGCTGGCGCACGAGCGCGGCCCCTGCCCTGACTGGCAGGCCGCATTCGACCTGGCTGGCGATGAGGCTGGCCCTGCGAAACGGAACACCAACGTCTTCAGCAGCGCGCCGACCGCGTCGATCTCGATCATCTGCGGCGGTGCTTCGCCGTGCGATGAACCTTGGGTCGCGAACGTGTTCACGCAGAAGACGCTCTCGGGCAGCTTCATCGTGCGGAACAAATATCTCGATGCGCAGCTTCGCCGACGCTTCCACCAGCTTGTCGAGAGCCTTTCCGGCATGAACAAGACCGTCCGGTTCATGCTCGAGGGAAGTCCGATGTTCGCCGGCGTGATGAAGGCGACCGAAGATGAGTGGGTCGAAGATCAGTGGCAGTCGATCACGATCAACGACGGCTCGGTGCAGCACCTGCCATACTTCTGCCCGCAGGAGAAGGCGACCTATCGCACCGCCTTCGAGATCGACCAGCGCTGGCGTGTGCAGCACGCGGCCGATCGGGCGCCGTACATCTGTCAGGCGCAGTCGGTGAACATCTTCTTGCTGGCGAACGTCCACAAGAAGGATCTGTTCGAGATCCACAAGATGGCCTGGGAGTCGGGGCTCAAGAGCCTTTACTACCTTCGGTCGCGCACCGTCTCGAAGGCCATGGCGGTCGGTCACGTTGCGGGGGAGATGCCGTCTGCATCGATCGAAGCGACGGACCTCCATAACGCCACCCCGGCCCCTCGCTACGAAGACGATATGGTCTGCGAGTCCTGCCAGTAACCTGTTGCCCCTTGGGTGTGTGTATGGTAACACACATGCACACACCCGCAATCTTACAAGGAAATTAAATGGCTGAACAAGCCCTCGCCGAGATCTCCACCGAGATCATCAAGGCGGCGAAAGATCACGCCGCAATGCCCTTCGGGCAGTTCAACGCTCTCGACGGGGCGAAGATCGCGACCTCGTCTCTCACGATGTCCAACTCGAGCCCGATGTTGCGCGAATATCTCGTCACCTTCGCCGGCCTCATTCTGCTCGGCATTCAGCAGCTCGACGGCCTCAACGCCGCGGAGGTGCCAGCCGATGGCTGAGACCTCCGAATTCCACACCACGCACGGCCTTATCGAGCTCTCGGGCGAAGGCCCCTGGTCGGTCGTGTCCGAAGCCGGCTCGTTCCGCATCGTCGACAAGAACCGCGACTGCGCTCGCGCGACGCTCTGGCAACCGACCGCCAGCCCCAGCGGCACCGCAACCAAGCCCAACAAGAACGTGACCTGGGCTCGCGAAGAAACCCCCACCGGCATCGTCGCGGAAGTGAATGATGCCTTCCTTGAGAAGGATAAATAAGAATGCCCGAAGTTACCCGCACCGTGAACGGCATCGGCGCCGTCACCCTTACCGGACAGGGTCCGTTCTCTCGGCAGCAGACCGGTGGCGTCAGCGGTGGCTATGGCCTGGTCGGCTACGACGGCCTGGAAGCCGAGGTGAACGTCGACGGCGAGAAGGCCAAGAAGATCTACGCCAAGACGTCGGCGGCGCTCGCCGAACTCGACGCGATCATCAACGACTTCAACCCGATCTTCCCGACCAACACTGTCGCGCCGGCGATCACCGGGCTCGCGGAGTCGGGCGAGACGCTGACCGTCTCGAACGGCACCTGGACCGGCGAAGCGTCGATCACCTACGCCCGCAAGTGGTATGCTGACGGCGTTCTCATCGCGGGTCAGACTGCCGCCACGCTTGTTCTGGCCGCCGACCATGTCGGCAAGAAGATCAGCGCCGTCGTCACCGCCACGAATGCTCGCGGCATTGGCGTTGCATCGTCGGCCGAAACCGCAGTGGTCGTCGCCTAATGACGTTCGCCCCACTCCCCGCCGACAAGAAGTACGGCGCGATCGTCGCGGACCCTCCCTGGGCTTTCCGTACCTGGGGTGGGGCGAACGTAACTCCGCACCGCACCGTCGACGATCATTATTCGACCGAGACGGTGCGGCAGCTGGCGCAAATCCCCGTCGCAGACGTCGCGGAAAAGGACTGTGCGCTGTTCATGTGGGTGATTAGCTCCCACATTCCTCAAGCGATCGAGTTGGGCCAAGCCTGGGGCTTCGAGTTCAAGACCGATTGCTTCACCTGGCTCAAGACGAGCCACAAGACCGGTAAGCCGCTCATGAGCATGGGCTACTGGTCGCGCAAATACACCGAGAAGTGTTTTCTGTTCACGCGCGGTAAGCCCAAGCGGCTCGACGCAGGCGTGCCAGAGCTGATCGTAGCACCGCGCCGCGAACACAGTCGCAAGCCGGACCAGCAATACCGCAGCGTCGAGCGCCTGGTCAAAGGCCCCTACCTTGAGATGTTCGCCCGCCAGGCAAAGCCTGGCTGGGACGCTTGGGGAAACCAGACCGAAAAGTTCGCCATCGCGGCGTAGGAAATTTCCTATTCCCTACAAGGAGCGACCCGCGTAATGCGCGAGTCGTTCCGCCTTTGTTCTCATTCAGGAGATAGCATGAGTCTCACTCTGCCTAGCAAGGCGTATCGACCATTTCAGTATCCGTGGGCTTATGATTTCTGGGAACGACAGCAGCAGATTCACTGGTTGCCTTCCGAAATCAGCCTCGCCGACGACATCAAGGAATTCAACAAGCTGGATCAGGTCAAGCGCAGCCTGGTCGTCAACGTGTTCCGCATGTTCGTCCAAGCCGACATCGATGT